ACGTGTAGGTTTTTCTTCAGTAGTTGGAGCTGGTTCATCTTTAACTTGCTCACTGACTTGCTCACTTTTAGGCTCTACAACTTTAGTTACTGGTTCTTCTTTAGCAGCTGTAACTTTAGTTCCACTTACTGTTTCTTTATATACTTTCTCAAGCTCTGACCATTCTAAAGGTATTTCAGTTTCTCTTATTCCTAAACGGCCTCCACCAAAAGTAACTTCATTATGTTTGAAACTTAGTATTCTATCTTCATTATCAAGAACTACTACTCTAGCTACAAAGTCAACCATTCCAGCTAATTTATTAGCTATAGCTTCTTGAATGTTTGGAGCTATTTTAGTTATTTTGTCACCGCTTCTCATTGTTATATCTTTTGAAATATCTTCATGACTTACTAGGAATATGTTATAATCTAAGTTTAATAATCTTCTCATTGTAGATAAGTATTCAGTTTTGATAATATCCCAGCCTTTACCAAAACCACTATCGCTTTCATGCTGAATATTTAATTTGTCATACATATACAAACGACACATTTCTCTAGTATCTTCTACTAAGTCAACTATAATAGTTTTAAACTCTGAACCTTTTTCAAGTTCTGCTATTACATCTTTAAATACTTCCCATGCAAATTTACGGTTAGTAATTCTTCCAGTAGTAGTTACTTCATCTCTAATATAAATACGTTGCATTGTTACATATTTTGTATTTCCATCTGTATTTAAGTTAAGTGGATCAGGTGAACCGTCTAAGAATGTAGTTTTCCCACTAAAAGGAGCTCCATATATCCACCCTTTCATAAAATTAGTTGTACCAACATTTTGGCGTTTGTTTTCAGGTAATGTCATAATTATTTTTCCTCCTTTAAACTTTTATAATAAATATCTATCTTATTTTTTAAATCATCTAAGAAGTTAATTACATCTTCTAATATTTCTTCATCTTTAATTTCCGTAGATTCATTTTGTATTTTTTGAAGTGCTTTAATTGTTTCTTGAGATTTTTTTAATAGCATTGCGTTTTTATCACCTGAAGCAATCATCATTTCTAGCATAAAATCTGCAAAATTTAATAAGTTATCTCTTCCCATTTTTTTCTTCATTTCGTCTATTTTATCGTTCATTTTTTCTTCATTTAATTTCATTTTTAAATTCCTCCTAATTTTTATTTATAATTTCATAATCAATACCTTCTAAGCAGTATCTTTTAAATTCGCACCAGTCACAAAGTCTAGTTTCATTCTTTTCATAAGTAGTATCTTCAATAGCATGTTTAGAGTTAGTTAAGAACTCTATAACTTTAGTTGGATTATACTGAACTTCTTCTATACTTATAGTTTTACTTTTCAAATCCTCCATAACACGTTGTCTAAATTCGTATATAGTTTCATCTCTAGGGTTAGTTTTATTTTTATATTTAATCCTAAGCTGACTTTTTGGTATAAATACAAAGTATAGTTTTCTTATCTTTTTACCAGGATTTAATTTTTCAAAGTAGTACTTATATTCATGTAACTGGCCACTTTCCATATAAGAGCTAATATTATTACTGTATTTGAAGTCGTATAAATCATATTCTGTATACTCATAACCTTCATAATATGTTTTACCTGGTTCAATTACTGGAACTAATAAATCTATAAATCCAACAAAATCTTCATCTTCAATTTTTACTTCATGTTCTCCAGGTGGTAACAGTTCTTTAACTTTAGGTATTAAGTATTCAAGCTTCATAGCTTCTGTTATATGATTATCATTAATTACTGGATAAGCTGAATAATATTCTTTAACAGCAGCTTTAACATCTTGTTCTATCCCAGTATGGAGAGCATGGCCTAATACAAGTGGAGAAGCTGGATCATCAGTCGGAAGTGTAGCTAGTTCATCTATATATCTATACTTAAATTGTCGTGGGCATTTAGTATAAGTTTCTACTCTACTATGAGATAACTTCATGATTTCTCACCCCCTCTACTTCATCTAATCTTTTACAAGCCAAATGATAATAAGTTGGATTTATTTCAAACCCTATATAATGTCTGTTTAATTTTACGCAAGATATTGCGGTAGTTCCTATTCCTAGAAATGGATCAAGAATAATATCATTCTCTTTCGTAAACTTTTCTATAAACCAATCTGACACTTCTTGTTTCATAACCGCCTTGTGTTCTTTCAACATATTAGAATTAACACTTGTAGTTATATGATTTTTAGTATAAGTTGAATTTGATTTTAAAGGTTCTTTAGCAAAAATTATAAAAAACTCATAAGCATTAGTTATATTGTAGCCGCTTGCTGGCATAGGGTTTGATTTCTCCCATATAATAATTTCTGTTATTTTGGTTGAATACTTTCCTATATAATCAAATACTTCCTTTTTGTTATAATAATTTTTTTGAATATTTATAATAATATAGCGACTTGTTATTCTTAAAACTTCATCTGTAAAATTACATAGGAATTTATAATAATCTTCTATAGTATCATCATAAAATTCATACTTATCATTTCTTTTTCTATTGTAAGGTGGAGAAGTAAAACATATATTAACGCTATTATCAGGTAATTCTTTCATTAACTCTAAACAATCTCCACATTCTATATAGTCTACCTCCAATCTATTTCACCTCCTTTATCTCTAAAATATCAGCAGTACCTCCAGTTCCATCTTTAAATTTAGCTATTGCTTCTTTCTTGTTTTCAGCTGTAAGAGTAGCTGCAAAAATGTGTATTCCCCAGTTTGTGCTATTTTCCATTCGTTATAGTTCTGATCTAATTCAAGTAAGTTATTTACTAAATCTTTAAAATCTTCAAAATTTTCAGGATATAAAATTACTGATATTCCTCCAGCTTTACGTATTGTTTCCCTATTATAGAGTTGGAGTTTTGAAGGTTTACCGCTGGAAGCTTTAACTTCAATAGCTACAAAGTAACCATTAACGCAAGCTATTAGATCAGGAATACCACTCTTAGTAAATGAGTTAGCAAAATACTTTACATACCAACAACCTTTACGGCCTAAGAACTGTTTTATTTTATTTTCAAACTGTTTTTCTGAACCTGGCATTAGTTCACTCCTTTAAATCTTTAATTTGTTCAAGTAACTTTAAAACTTCATCATTATCTAAATAACCAATTACGTTGTCTGTTATTGGAGTATTGTAAGTTAAGTGATCGTCATATAATACGGCTAGTTCAAATTTATCTTCTTCATAACCATAAGAACCGAAACGTTTGATAACACTAGCTCCGTAATTATTTTCAAATCTAAAAAGCCATTGACCTTTTCCCTTAGCTCCAACATAATACTTTTCAAAGTTATCATATTTTAATGGAGTTCCCTTTGGATTTTCTATTTCTTCTAACAAATTAAACATTATTACTCACCTTTCTCCCTAAATAACTCATCTGTAAAATCTTTTCTCATATCTAAAGTTTCATATATTTTTTCTTCTATTGAACCAGTACAAACTAACTTATAATAGAAGCAAGTCTGATCCTGGCCTATTCTATGAATACGCTTTTTACTTTGTTCAAAGAGTTCACTACTTAAAGTTGGTGTAAAATAAACTATCTTATTTGCTTTTTGTAAGTTTAAACCCATAGAACCAGCTTGATATTGAATTAAAGTTACTGTATTATTGTATTCATCATACATAGATAAATCTTTTGTTTGACCATTAACTATAGAAACTGGTTTATCAAGTTCTATACATAAATCTTCAATAGCTTTTAGTTCATTATTGAAGTTATAAAATATTATTACTCTATCTTCAGTAGAAACTAACAAGTCTTTTAAAGCTTCAAGTTTATTAGAACTATAAGATCCACATAACATACGTTGGTATAACATGTTAGTTAAGGTGGTATCTCCAACAAATTCTTTAAAGTCATTAACAAATTTAGTCGCTGGCATTTCTATAATTCTATCTTTCTTAAACTTCCAATACTCTTTACTAGCTGGAACTTTAACTGTATTCCATATCTGATCAGGTAAATCAAATACTTCATCTGTTTTTAAGAACCTACAACCATAATCTCTCATTTTTTGTTTTAGTCTTTCAACGTTCTTATAACCCTTAACTATCTTAATTGGAAAACCTTGATTATCAATTACTTCAGTATCAACATATTGACGCCAATATAAATCTTTGCTGATATTCCAGCCTAGTAAGTGTAGCTGTGACCATAGATTTTCATACTTTCCACTAGTTGGAGTTCCTGATAATAAGATTAAGTTTTTGAAGTTTAGCTTCATAATGAATTTAGTTCTTTTAGCTGTTTCATTTTGGATCATAGAACTTTCATCTAACATTAAAGTAAAGTCTGTTAATTTAAGTAGTTCAGGCCTTCTAAAAGCTAATTC